GTCATTATTGCGTTATTAGTAACAGGAGAACATCATGCGTAAAATAGAATTGGAAATGATATTGGCTATTGCAAAGCGTAAGACGTGGGGTAGTAGCAATACACGGGTGGAATATGATTCTGGGTTTAGGCAATGCTCGCCGTTCAAGCCTGAACATGCGGATGTCTATCTACATGGAAATCACATTGCAACGTTTACGTATGCGGATAACTCATTGACATTTAACAGCGAGACATTGCGTCAATGGCCTACACGCACAACTAAATCACGGTGCAATGCATTGTCGTTTAAATTGGGAACATTGGGTAAAACATTACTAGTAACAGGAGAATGAAATGGTGAACAAAGAAACATGGAGCCTGATTCACGCCTTTGAGCGTGGTGTTGATGATGGGTTCTTTAGAGTGGCATCATGTCCCCCTGAAAACAAATCGGATGATGAACGAAGCGCATACCAGCGTGGCTATGACCACGGGGTATGGATGTATTGCGAGACATTAGAGGAAGAAACCTAAACGATTGTTACTAGTAACAGGGGAAAACAAATGAAATATAAGCGTATCAAAATCAGCGAGTCTGTTTATTTTCAGTTTAGAACAGAATCATTCCATGAAATGCATGACCTACTGAAAGACGGGGGGTTTACTAGTGGACAATACATAAATGGGTGGGTGTGCTACGTGCCACTATCTACTGCAAAGAAAAGATTTGTTACTAGTAAGGTGAGGGTAAAATGAACATCTTTGTATTAGATGATAACCCTGTAATTGCGGCACAATATCATTGTGACAAACATGTTGTTAAGATGGTGTTGGAAGCAGGACAAATGCTCTCAACTATTCAACGCCAACATGGTAATGATGATGAAGTGCTATACAAAGCTACGCATGCTAAACATCCATGCACATTGTGGGCAGGTGCTAGTGTAGCAAACTACGATTGGTTGTATACACATTTTGTAGCATTGGCTATGGAATACACAACTAGGTACGGTAAGGAACATGCAACATACAGACGATTAAAGTATGTTGTTGCTAATTCGCCACAGGGTATTGACAAGGTGGAACAAACATGTTATGCTTTGGCTATGCCAGATGAGTACAAAACAGACGATGCTGTAACATCCTATCGTAACTATTACATGGGTGCAAAGCGTTCATTCTTAACATATACACGTAGGAGTATGCCATCATGGTTGATAAAATGAAATGTTGCAATGGAGATTGTAGACAAGGGAAGGATTGTCCAATGAGGAAAGAACAGATGTGGGCAGATGCTGTTGTGTTACTAGTAATGTTTGTTTTATTCCTAGTAGCGGTGGCAGGTTTCTTTGATGTACTTTGGAGGTAATATGGGTAAGAAAATAGAAAAGCTAAGCAGGTATATTGAATTGAATACTGATGAGGAATTTGAAGCGTTCAAAGATGATTTGCTTTTAGAATCTATACGTAGAGACAAGGGTGTAGTTGATGAGGAGAGTTGGCTAGACGAGGAGTTCAATAGGATATTTGTAACCTATGCCTATCCAGATGTAACAAAGGTGATGTAATGACTAGTTATTTAGATGTTCAACAATTCGAAACATACGTATCTGCATGTGCTAAAAATGCAGGTGTGTCTGTGCAATGGGATGATGCAACATCTACACCACGCACAGATGGACGTACAATGTGGCTACCTGCCATTACTAGTAGCACTAGTGATGAATGGATGAAACGTATGCGTTACTTTGTAAAGCATGAGACAAGCCATGTAGTGCATAGTGACTTTAACTATTTGAATGAGGTTAAACCTACTGGATTGCTTGCTCTCATCAACAATCTACTGGAAGACCATCGCATTGACTATCGTAATGATAAGGAGTATCGAGGTGATGTTGCTATTAGTAACGCTTTTTGGTATCTGTATGCTGAAGATGTACGTGGTAGGAGTGAGAGTAAAGATGGAGAGTTACAAAAAGAACAATTGTTAACACTACCACTATTCGTATGGGATGCATCATTGCGTAATTGGATTGATTCATCTACCGAAGCTATGCATCAAATGGCTACCTACCTAGATGAGGTTGGAGTTGGACGATTGGAGAAGCTATCCAAGTATGATGAGGAGTTGGTGGACATGCGTCAGAATGGTGACGCAAGGTCTGTCATGGGCTTAGCCGAGCGTATTCTTGCTGACTTGTATGAGCAAGACCCCGCTGACTATAAAGATAGTGAGGATGGTGGAGGTAGTGGTAGTGGTAGTGGTGAGGGTAGTGATGGGGATGGTGAGGAACAGGCTGAGGATGATGGTAAAGACCGCATCATAACTGTACGTAAGCTGAGGGAAGCTATTGGGCATGAGCATAAGCCTAGTAGAACAGGCATACATATGGTGATGGATAAGCCTAAGAGAGGTGCGTACTCAATTCCTAACCCGAAAGACTATGTTATCTGTGGCTTTGACAAACCTATCCCTACCATTGTTAAAAAAGGTTTGGGTAATGGTTGTCTGCGACGTAATGATGTGAACAGATACATTACTAGTAATGCTAGACCAATGGCTAACAAGTTGCGTATCAAGTTGCAGACACGTAGCATGGATAGATATGAGTATGGTAAGAAGAAAGGTAAGCTACACAATGGTAGTTTGCATAGGTTGATTAGTGGTAACGATAAGATATCTGAGAGAGTGTTTCGCACTAAGGTTGCGAGTGACACAACAGATACAGCGGTGTGTCTATTGGTGGATTGTAGTGGTAGTATGAGTGGTATGAAGTTTGACATGGCATGTGCAGGTGCAGGAGCACTATCGCAAGCATTGAAACCTCTGAACATTGCACATTCCATCTATGGATTCACCAATGTGTATGATAAGAAGGAAGACCCTATTGTGTGGCTATTCAATGAGTTTGGTGAGAATGTCTCACAGAAGGAGTTGGTAGATAGGTTTAACATAGTTAGTGGTGGACTATGGCAGAATAGCGATGGTGATGCCATTGCGTATGCTACGCATAGACTCATGCAACGCAAAGAACATCGTAAGGTGTTACTAGTATTGTCTGATGGTAGTCCAGCAGGTAGGGATCATGCAGGTGATATTGATGCGTACACTAAGCGCACCATTGACCATGCTGAGAAGTTGGGAATAGACGTATACGGTGTAGGGATACTTGACAGAAATGTCGAAAGGTTGTACACTAAGAACGTGTTCGTAGGTAGTTTAGATAGGTTATCATCAACAATTTTGTCAATCATCGATAGGAGTATTTGACATGACAACAGCGGCATTGAATGACCGAGTGGCTAAGGCTATTGCTCAACATTTGGGTAAGACTCCCAAAGATGTACCTGAAGCAACAGCACCTGAAGTTAAACCGCCATCTACATTGGCAGACGGGCAGGTGTGGTTTAGCTCTGTGTTTGGCTACAAGCCTACGTTCGGTGACTTTGGTATTAATGTACTACCAACATCTACCAATTCTGATGTGGCACGTCTTGTACCATCCATTGACCCTGACTATGTAGTGCAACAAAATGAAGCCGCATTACTAGTAGCAGGTATCACAGATGGTGATAAGACTCTGGTTACTGGCCCTACTGGTAGCGGTAAGAGTAGCTTGGTGAAGTATGTATGCGCCAAGTTGAACCGTCCATTCATTCGCATCAACATGTCTGGTGATGTGGAGAGTGCATCGTTATTCGGTACACTGGTGGTGCGTGGTGGTGCTACTGTGTGGGAGGATGGTGCTGTAACAGAAGCGGCTAATTATGGTGCTGTGTGCCTAGTTGATGAGTGGGAGTTGATGTCACCTGAGATTGCTATGGGGATGCAGAACCTATTGGAAGATGGTGGCTACCTCTACCTCAAAGAGAAACCAGGCACTAGTGAGGATAGAACAGTAAATCCGCATAAGGATTTTAGGCTTGTGTTTGCAGGTAATACAGTTGGTCAAGGTGATACTAGTGGTGCGTTCTCTGGTGTAGGCGTACAGAACACGGCTACCATTGATAGGTTCACCAATACTATTCGCCTAAGCTATCTGTCTGCTAAGCATGAGGTGAATGTCATTACTAGTAAGAGTAATGTGCCTGGCTCCATTGCTTCTGATATGGTGAGGTTCGCATCGTTGGTACGTAATGCGTATGAGAGTGGTAACATAGGGTTAACAATGTCGCCACGTACCCTGATTAATTGGGCACGTAAGCAACAGCGTTACAATGTGGCGTATGCATTGCAAGTTAGCTTCCTAGAGAAGTTGACACCTGACGATGCTAAGAGTGTACAAGAGTTGTACAGCAAGGTGTTTGCGTGATGTTAAGGTCTGTCATTAGCGAGGTGGTGCATGAATAATAGATGGAAGGAATTTGTTGTGGATTGTTCTGATCCACGACTTGACGGTGTACGGTTTGACAGGGAGAAGTTTGCTTCTGCCATTGTTGACAAATGCATATCATTGTGCGAAGATCAAGGTGTGTTCTTGTTACGTTTCTCACAATTTGGTAGCAATGCGGCATATGATTGTGCGGATGTAATTAAATCTTATTTCTACGATAAGGAAGAGAAATGACCATACACAAAGGCACTGAGGCATTAAACGTTATTACTAATAATGCTTCTGACTATCAAGATATGGAGGTGGATGAGCAACGTTCGTACAACCATTCCGATTGTCCTAGTGGTACTGATTGGCGTGGTAGACTCTCTGTAAAAAGAGTTGATGGGATGTACATTTGGCATTGCTATAATTGTGGGGATAGTGGCTATTACGTATCCAATGAGCTACAATCTATGCGTAGACCTGAGTTCAAGGTGAAGGAGAGTAGCAAGAAAACAACATATGAGGACTTGACAAAGAACACAAAGTATGATACATTCAGGTTGGAAGGTCAGTTCTGGTTGGCTCAATATGAGTTTGACGATGTGTTGTGTAGGAAGTATGGTATAGTGGAGGTTGATGGTGGCATTGTCCTACCTACGTATAGCAATACAGGTATGTCAGGCTATCAAATCAGGCAGTATAGTGGCAACCCTAAGTATTTGTCGTTCGTATCCAATGGATATAGCATGATTGAGAACATCACATTGTTGGATGAGGATTGTCCCATTGTGTTAGTGGAGGATTTGCTTAGTAGTTACAAGTTGAATGAAGCTGGATATCCTGCATTGTGTTTGCTTGGTACAAAGTTGGATGCTAAAGCATTGGAGGTGTTACAACATTACAGACATAAACGAATACTAGTATGGTTGGATGATGATAAAGCAGGGCACAAAGCGGCACTATCGCTATTGCGTGAGTTGTCTGTGACATTGCCTAACATCACATCGATGTTTAACAAACAACCAAAAGATTTTTTTATTAACGACTTAAGCATTATGGAGTTATGATGATTGCAGATGTAACATTGGTTAGAGAGAATGAGGATGGTAGTGCGGTGTATCAATTTGACTTCCCGCAAGAGGCGTTAGATGCACTGACACGACTTGGCATTATGACTGCCCTTAAAGCAGGAATTGAGGAAGCTAAGAAGTTGCACCCAGATTATGATGGGGGTGAAGAAAATAAATGGATGGGTGTTAAGGAGCTGAATGATGATTACACTTAAAAAATGGATGGAGTTAGTTGATTATAAAATTACTGAAGGTAGTGACTGGCATTGTGGTGAGCCGGATATGTATAGTCTCACTTATTGGAACGGCGACCACATGGGATACAGTACAAACATTGTGTTCAATACTAAAACACAAAATGTACATCTTGTAGAAATTTGTGATTATTTAAATAATCGTGCATATCGCCGCATGGTGGATAAATTCTGTGATGACAATGTTGCATATGATGATGTAAAGTTTGTGGGTCTAGAATCTGACGATGACTTTATTCAGAAAACTATTGCCATTATGAACGGTGAAGATTATGATACTCGTGTAACTATACCAATTGAATTGTCAGACGAAGAATTACTTAGACTCATGATTATGGCTCAGGAGCGTGATATGTCATTTAATGATTTTGTCGGTGTGGCTATCATGGATTATGCAAAAAAGATTCTAGGTGAAACAAATGAAACAACTGAATGATTTTGGCACTTTTAAATTTATTCGAGAAGTTGATTTACAAAAAATTGAAATGACGATGAATGGTCAGGCAACACTTATGGAGATGATTGAAATGTTTGAAAAGTTCCTTAGGGCAAGTGGTTACCATTTTGAAGGACACATTGACATTGTAGAATCAGAGTTATGAACGAACGAATCAAACAACATTTCGGAGTTGAAGAATGAGTTACGACATTGACTTGCTAGTTGTTACTAGTAAGAAAGATGCCTACCATAGATTCAAAGACCACGTTAAGAAGCATAATGTTTCTAAGATAACGTTGGATTTGTTCAATGTGTTAGGTGAGTATTGGACAAACAATCCTACTAGGGAGGAGATGGATTACGCAGAGTTTAGAACATTCTTTTCAATCGTTAAGGGTAAGAAGCTATCTAACCCATCAGCGTATGAGATGGCATTTGACAATCTGAAGGACGCATTAGACAAACCAACACCCATCACAAAGGATTTGTTGGCTAAGCTAATTGAGGTTGACTATGCTACACGTATCTATGATGTGTGCTTGAAGGTGGGCATGGGAATTGGAGGTGAGCTATCTGCCATTGAGCCGTTGTTGAATGAGTATAAGAAGGAGATTGGTGCTAGTGTAGAGAAGGAAGATGTATTCGTTAATCCTAGTTTGTCGTACATTTCTGAAGTTGTATCAACAGGTGGTTTGGATTGGAGGTTGAAAGAGTTGCGTGTATCGCTAGGCCCATTGCGTAAAGGTGACTTCATCATCATTGCTGCTAGACCAGAGACAGGGAAGACAACATTCACGGCTAGTGAGGCAAGCCATATGCTTACACAATTGAAGGAGGATGAGCATGTAATTTGGATTAACAATGAGGAAGCTAGTAACAAAGTGATGATGCGTGTGATACAAGCATTTCACGGTGTGACAACAGGTGAGTTGCTTAGCAACACTACCTATTACGAAGAAGGGTTTATTAGTAACGGTGGCAATAGGTTTCTGGTGTTAGATGATGATAGCGGTATACGTAGCGTCAATAAGATTGCATCTCTATTCAAAGAGTTCAAGCCCGGACTCATCATCTTTGACCAGTTAGATAAGGTGGATGGATTCAAACAAGATAGGGAGGACTTACGAATTGGTCAATTGTATGAGTGGGCACGAGACTTAGCTAAAGAATATTGTCCTGTCATTGCCATTTCTCAAGTGGATGGTACTGGTGAAGGTGAGAAGTGGATTCACATGAACCAACTACGAGGGAGTAAGACAGACAAGATTGGTGAAGCTGATGCCATAGTTACAATTGGTAAGAGTAATGAAGCAGGTGAAGACCTGAAGAGGTTTCTACATGTACCTAAGAACAAACTGTTTGGAGGTAGTGAAACCATTGAGGCACATAGACATGGTGCATTTGAGCTAGAAATAGAACCTGCTAAAGCTAGATTTAAGAGTAAGTGGACTGTAAAATGAACATTGTTCTTGACTTAGAAACAACTATCCGTTGTCCAGTAGGCAACAATAAAGCCAATCCAATGTGGCTAGGTAACTACATCGTAGCTGCTGGGTGGATGGAAGTTAATGGCAAGTATTTCGATCACTACAAGAAGGAGGGTGTTGATGCGGGTATAATTAGGAAGGTGTGTGATGAATCATCTCTTGTCATAGGTCACAACGTTAAGTTCGATTTGCTGTATGTCTATCGTAATACTAGTAACAAGTTGCCACGTATTTGGGATACACAACTAGCCGCCTACATCCTGTCCTCACAGAGGCAATTGTATGCATCGTTAGATGAGTTGACCATTGAGTATGTTGGTGCTGATGCTGTTAAGAACGATGAGATTAAAGCCTATTGGAAATCAGGTGTGGATACTCCAGAGATTCCGTCTAGAGAATTGTTGAAATACCTTGAAGGTGACGTACGCAATACAGCCGCTATTTTTAAGCGTCAATGGGAAGAAGCAGAGAAGTATGAGTTGTTGCCGTTAATGTTCACACAGATGGATGCATTGCGTTCAACCATCGAGATGAATAGGAATGGTATGAAAGTTGATTGGCAATATGTGGAAGACCAGAAGAGGTTGTATGCACACACATTGCACATGCATCAGAAAGCAGTTGAGCATGAAGTGTCTGACTTAGATACAGCTAGTCCTAAGCAGTTGTCGTTGTATTTCTTTGGTGGAAAGGAGAAGTATGTAGAGAGGGAGTTGGTTGGTAAGTATAAGAATGGTAATGACAAGTATAAGAATGTAGAGAAGGTGCGTGAAGTGGAGGGTAAATACTCACCTATCGGTACTGTAGGTAAGAGTGGTTATTATTCTACTGATGACGCAGTGTTGAAACAATTGGAAGACAAAGGAGATGTAGTTGCTAAACACTTGTTGAGAATACGTGAATGTTCTAAGATTAAGGATACCTATTACGAAGGGCTTCTATCCCTTAGATTCCCTGACGGTAACATCTATCCTAATCTGAATCATTGTGCAACTAAGACAGGTAGGCTCTCATCTACCAATCCTAATTTGCAAAATCAAACAGATACAGGTGATGTTAAACGTGCCTATGTTAGTAGGCATACAGATGGGCACATTCTAGAGTTAGACTATAGCCAACTAGAGATGGTTGCATTAGCCTATTTATCCGACGATAAGCAATTGATTGAGGATATTAATAATGGCAGAGACATGCACAGAGAATTGTATAAGGAAATGTATGGAAGATACCCTACCGATTCTGAGAGGAAACCGTTTAAGCGATTCAGCTTCCTATTGGTCTACGGAGGAGGAGTTGCTACACTTATGGCTCAAAGTGGATGCGATAGAAAGACAGCTAAGAAATTCATTGATACATTCTACAATCGGTATAAAGGAGTTAAGAAATATCACGAAAACATTGTGAAGATGGCAGAGGATAATGCTGTAGTTCATTACACAGAGGATGTGAAAGGGCCACAGTATTCCTACTACCACGTATCACCTACAGGTAGACACTATCTGTTTTCTAAATATTATAACGATAGGTTAGGTAAGGATACATTCTCACCTACTGAGTTGAAGAATTGGCCCATCCAAGGGTTTGCTACAGGTGATGTAGTACCTATGATGGTTGGTATTTTGTTGCGTAGACTAGAAGAGGAAGGACTGTCATCAGATGCTAAGTTAGTAATGACCGTACACGATAGTGTCATCATTGACACACCCCTTGACAAATTGAATTTATGTGCTATAATAGCGAAACAAACATTGGAGGATGCACCACGATATTTAAAATCCATCTTTAACATTGACTTTCCATGCCGACTAGGTGTCGGTGTAGAATCTGGTATTAACTGGCAAGACAAAAAGGAATTAACAGTATGAGTTACATTATTGAGAAAATTACTAGTAAAGAAGTTACCACACGCTTTGGCAAGAAACCTGCTTACAGTGTGCTCGCTAGTGGTGAGTGGTTTAGCTATGGATTTAAGGAACCTATGTTCGCCATTGGCGATGAAGTAGACTTTCAATTTACAGAGAATTCTTATGGCAAGAACATTGACCTTAAATCGCTACGTACCATTGCTAAGGGGGGTGGTGCTGCCCCTCCTGTTAGTGCGCCTACAAGCCCATCTAAGCCGTCCTATGGGCCTCCTGCGAAGGTGTTTCCTATCCCTCCGTTGCATGGTGATCGAGCTATTGTACGGCAGAATTCCATCACTAATGCTACTAAAGCAGTCGTGGATGTTACTAACATGTTTGCGGATAAGAAAAGCTCTGTTAACTTTGATGACTTGGCTGACAAAATCATAAACATGGCACGTAAGTTCGAGGCATACTCTTGTGGGGATTTGGATGTAGAACGTGCAGAGGAGATGGCTGCTGAATGAAAACTATCGACACATTAGTAGATGACATCTACAGTGTTGTTGCCGGGAGTACACCTCCCGCTACTAGTAACAACAAGGTGGATGTTAGCTACGGCAAATGGTTTGACCCGAAGGACAAGGAACGTGAGAGCAAGGTGCTATATTTCAGTGAAATTGGTGATCCTTGCCCGCGTAGGTTATGGTATAGGTATAACACACCTGCTGTAGCTGACAAGCCCGATGGGAAATCCTTGCTCAAATTCTTTTATGGTGATATACTGGAGGAGTTGGTACTGAATGTAGCAGAGGATGCGGGACATACAGTTGAGATGAAGCAAGAGAGGGTTACATATGACATTGGTAATGGCTGGATAGTGCGAGGGCGCATTGATGCCATGATTGATGGGTGTGTTGTCGATGTTAAGAGTGTTACTAAATATTCTGAGGAGAAGTTTAAGAATGGCTTAGTCGATGATCCTTTTGGTTACTATCAACAGTTGAACGGATATGCTGCTGCTACTAATACTAATAATGCTGGTTTTCTTACTATTCAGAAGGAGTTAGGGCACGTTAACTACTACCCTATTGAGGTTAATAAGAGTCTGTTCAAGATGCAAGCAGAACATGCAGTTGAGACAGTGAGTATGGAGACACCTGATTCCATCCCACGCCTAGACAGCGTACCTGCTAGTAAGACAAGTAAGAATAAGAAACTGTGTACCAGTTGTTCCTATTGTTCTTTTAAGAAGGAGTGTTGGCCTGAGATGCGTACATTCTTGTATTCTAGTGGGCCTGAATTCCTAGTGGAGGTTGTTGATGTTCCTAGAGTGTTGGAGATAACCAATGAAAGTAATTAAGGAAGGGTATGTATTACAGCACGTTAACTCAGGGTTATTTGTGTGTACACAGAACACTACCACCCCTAAGTTGTACATCACTGAAGAGAGTGCAACTAAGAGTAACGAGTTGTTAGCTACCAGAGGTAACGACGGCATCATCATGCACAACATCGTTAGAGCCTATCTAGTAATTGAGGAGTGAAATGAGAATATTAGTAATCCCTGATGTGCAGGTTAAAGATGGTGTGTCACGAGAGCATCTACCTTGGGTAGGTAAAGCCATCTGTGAATATCGCCCTGACGTAGTGGTGAACCTTGGTGACTTCGCAGACATGCCGTCACTATCTTCGCATGACATTAAAGGTAGCAAATACTTTGAAGGATTGCGGTATAAGAACGATGTGGAGGTGTCTAAGAAAGCAATGAAAGAGATGCTAGAGCCACTGCGTTCACTACAGCAGACACAGAAGGCTAACAAGCATAAAGTTTATAAACCACGTATGGTGATGTTATTGGGGAACCATGAAAATCGCATTGATAGAGCAGTTAACAACAATCCTACACTTGAGGGTCTTATCTCTACAAAGGATTTGGGCTATGAAAAAGATTGGGAAGTACATGACTTCTTACATCCAGTTTTCATTAATGGCGTTGGCTTCAATCATTATTGGCCTGTGGGTGCAATGGGAAGACCTGCTGCTAGTTCTACAGCTATTATCAATAAGCTACATATGTCATGTGTTGCTGGTCATCAGCAAGGCAAACAAGTTTCTTATGGCAAAAGAGCTGATGGCAAATCTATTACTAGTATTATTGTGGGGAGTTATTATCTTCACGATGAAAGCTACATGGATCAGCTAAGCAACAGACATTGGCGTGGATTGTTGGTGATGAACGAGGTTAGCGACGGACACTTTGACGAGATGTTTCTGTCCATTGACTATCTCGGGAGGAAGTATGGCAACGTATAATGACAAGCTACTTGCTGTACGACGTTTCGTAGAGGAGAACTTTGATGACGCAGGTGAGCTTACTGTTGCACTAGGCTTAACTGTAGAGGATATGGTGAAACTACTACCTGACATATTGGTTGCAAACTACAACAAATTTATGGAAGCATATGACTACTCTGAAGAAGAACAGGAAGACGATGAGTCGGAAGACGATGGAATTGGAGATGAGTGGGAGGAGTAGGAAGAGTGTCATTATTAGTAACGAGCAAAACAGAGATTGGCAGGTAGAAGTAGATGAGTTTACAGAGGGCAAAATTAGTTTGGGCTACTCCGGACGGGGAGAATCTAATAGCTTATATGGCAAGAGTTTCAAACCCAAGTAATCAGTATAACACTGAGACTGCTGGTAAGCTGGTCAAATATCTAATCAAGCACAAGCATTGGAGTCCACTGGATATGGTTGATGCATGCTTTGAGATAGAGACAACTAGGGATATAGCTAGACAGATGCTACGTCATAGGAGTTTCTATTTCCAAGAGTTTAGTCAACGATATGCAGAGGTGCAGTCATTCGACATATCTGAAGCTAGGCTACAGGATACGAAGAATAGGCAGAACTCCCTTACCAATGAAGACATAGAACTTGCTAAGTGGTGGTGTACAATGCAAATAGACCTAGTGTCTAGAGCTAGATCGATATATGGTCAAGCGTTAAAACATGGTGTGGCTAAAGAAGTTGCACGTAAGGTGTTGCCAGAAGGCTTAACTTGTAGTAGAATGTACATGAAAGGGACGTTACGTAATTGGATACACTATCTAGATGTGCGTAAAGATGCAAGTACACAGAAGGAACATAGGGACATAGCAAATAAAATTGAAGAGGAGTTAGCTAAATGTTTCCCATCTGTGTTCGAAGCATTGAGAGGGGATAAATGAATATAGAACAAATCATAGTGGGTGCAACAGGCATTGGCTATCTGTTAGTAGGATTCCTTCAATGGGTTAAAGGTGATACTAGTAACGGCATGATATGGACAGGGTATGCATTTGCACAAGTGGGTTTGTGGTTGAATTTAAAATAGGAGGTTACATGTGGCTAGTCGTGTTACTTTTTTGGTGGGTAGGAACTAACGCTTTAATCGAAGAAGAATTAGCTGAGATAAAGAAGAAAGAACTTACTATTACTAGTGTAGTTAAATAATATAGGAGTATTTATGAAGAACTTTACTTTTAAAGTGGAAGTAGATGGGGATAGTATGTTGGAAATCACTACAGCATCATTGCAGAATAGCTATGATGAGATGGTGCGCTACCTTAAAGACTATGAGAGTAACACCATGAAATTTATGTCTGTCTTTTCTACCGATAAAGATGAGGATATGAAGCAACTGCTTCAAATGAAAGATGCACTTGTTACGGTTGCTAAATGGTATGGGGTTGACCTAGCTCCTGCTAAGAAATCTAGCAAGAAGAAAAGTGACTGATAAGGTTAGGAATGGAGGGACATGGACAGAAGGGCGCTACAGAAGTTTCATCATTAGTGCCCTACGTGGTGGCATGCGTCGATGGCAACCTAAGTGGAAGGCATTGGCTAGTGCAAGCGTAGGGAAGAAAACTAATAAGGCTACAGGTAGATTAGCACTTCATTACAAGTGTGCTAAATGCAACAAAAACTATCCCTCCTCTAATGTACAGGTAGATCACATTGAGCCAGTAGTAGACCCTGCTACTGGTTTTGTATCTTGGGATGTGTATATAGAACGGATGTATTGTGAGGTGGAAAATTTACAAGTGTTATGTAAGAAATGTCATTTAGTAAAAACTAAGGAAGAGAAAAATGCAAAACGAGAATAGATATGTTGGTGTATCGGTTAGATTCATAACAGGATTTGCACTAGGGTTTGACCTAACCCCAGTTAAAGGTGTATACGTCACTATTTATTTAGGTATTATTGAAATTGCTATTTACAATGAGGAAGCAGAAGATGAGTAAAATGGGTGTGTATGAAACGTTCATCGCTAAGAGTAGGTATAGTAGGTTCTTAGACGATAAGTGTCGGCGTGAGCATTGGCATGAAACAGTGGATAGGTACATGTCATTCATCAAGAAACAACTTGATGACAAGCATGGGTATCTTATCCCTCAAGAGTTGTACAAAGAGTTGCATGATGCAATTCATAACCTAGACCTTATGCCATCTATGCGAGCCATGATGACTGCTGGTGATGCTTTAGATCGTGATAATACAGCAGGGTATAATTGCTCATACCTACCTGTGGATGATGTTAAATCATTTGATGAAGCCATGTACATTCTCCTTTGCGGTACTGGCGTAGGCTTTAGTGTGGAGAGTAAGTATGTTAACAAACTTCCTGAAGTCCCTGCTCAGTTATTTGAGAGTGCAACTACTATCGTTGTGTCTGATAGTAAAGCAGGTTGGGCAAAAAGTTTACGTCAACTCATTGCCCTATTATATTCGGGTGAAATTCCTAAGTGGGATGTATCCAAAGTACGTCCAGCCGGGGCACGTCTCAAAACCTTTGGCGGTAGAGCTAGTGGGCCAAAGCCACTCACTGAACTCTTTGAGTTTGTTACTAATAAATTTAAAGGTGCGGCAGGTCGAAAGCTTACTAGTTTGGAATGCCATGACATTATGTGCAAGATTGGAGAAGTCGTGGTTGTTGGTGGGGTACGTCGAAGTGCAATGATTAGCCTAAGTGATTTGTCAGATGATAGGATGCGGCATGCCAAAGCTGGACAGTGGTGGGAGCGAGAAGGACAACGAGCCCTTGCAAACAATAGCGCAAGTTACAACGAGAAGCCTACAGTAGGTGAGTTTATGGCTGAGTGGTTGTCCCTCTATCAGTCTTTCAGCGGTGAACGTGGAATTTTCTCAAGGGCTGCTGCTAAGTCTACCGTTCAGAAGAATGGTCGTAGGGATGCAGACCATTAGTTCGGCACTAATCCATGTTCTGAAATCATCTTGCGTCCATATCAATTCTGTAACCTAACTGAAATTGTTGCTAGGGCAGATGATGATGAGGAGAGTCTTAAACGTAAGGTGCGCCTTGCATCCATCCTTGGAACTTTTCAATCTACACTTACAGACTTCCCCTATCTGAGGAAGGTGTGGCAGAAGAACACAGAAGAGGAGCGATTGCTTGGTGTGTCCATCACAGGTATTCTGGATTGCCCATTACTAAACAACATTAATGACAAAGGACTGTCATCAAGGTTGGAGGCTATGCGTGATGTTGCTGTTGTTACTAATAAGGAGTTTGCAGAAGTCCTGTCAATCCCCCAATCTACTGCTGTAACGTGTGTTAAGCCATCTGGAACTGTATCTCAATTGGTAGATAGTGCTAGCGGTATTCATGCTCGACATAGCAAGTGGTATATTCGCCGTGTTAGGAATGATAATAAAGACCCAATTACGGCTTTTATGAAGGACAAAGGTGTTTACAGTGAGCCTGATGTGATGAAACCTAATGACACTACTGTGTTTAGTTTCCCCATCAAATCACCTGACAATTGCGTCACTAGGGATGAATTGGATTCTTTCACACACTTGAAGTTGTGGCTTACCTATCAGCGTCATTGGTGTGAGCACAAGCCATCTGTAACGGTGTATGTTAAAGAGGAAGACTGGCCTTCAGTAGGTGCATGGGTGTGGGAACACTTTAATGAGATTAGTGGCATTAGTTTCCTACCTTGGGATGGTGGTAGCTATAGGCAAGCACCATACGAGGAGGTTAATGAGGGGGTGTACAATGAGCTACTCAAGTTAACACCGCAAGACATTAATTGGGATGAGTTCATTGAAGCCACTGACAACGTAGAAGGAGCACAACAGTTGGCGTGTAGTGCAGGTGTCTGTGAAATCTGATGCCATCTTAGTAGAAGAGGCACTAGAGGGGAGTGAGAAGGCTTGCTCCCTTTTAGTGGATAAGTATTGGTATTTGGTGTACAACTATATATGTAGGAATAGCTTTAGGCATGAACTTGCTGAAGAGATAGCACAAGAAACATTCACAAAAATGTTTCAATATCTACATACATATGACACTTCTAAACCTATGCATGCATGGCTAGGCACATTAGCTAAAGGGTGTATGACCAACTGCACAGAGAAGCCACTAGGAGTGGACATTAGAGAGATTGTGTATGAGACACCTGAGACAGCATTGGAAGCTAAACAAAAGGCATTGCAACTAGAAGAGAAGTTGAATGACCTACCTAATAGACAGCGTATCTATTTTACAATGCACAACTTAAATGGAATAAGTAATGGGGATATAGCCGCCATCTTTAGAACCTCTACTAATTCTGTTAAGCAGCAAATATTTCGTGCTAAGAAGACATTAAGGAGTGAGTATGACAAATGAAGATAGCTATCACATGATGCATGCATTACGACATCATCTAAGTATGCGTGTGTATGAGGTTAATGGAAGGCTAGAGACTGCATTATATTTTAGAACAGTTGATGGTAAGATTCATCAACTATGCAGTAGTCACGAGGTTAAGAAAATCCCATCACTATTGAAGGAGAAAGTAGAATGAAATATTTGTTACTAGTAGCACTATTGGC